AGAGTCGCCGAAATCCGTGTACTGCACGCGGTTCGTGACAGCATTCGCAGCGACCATCGTCGTGAAAAATGCGTCCGCGGCCTTGGGGCCTGCTAATGGCGGTACAGGCGTTGCAAATAATTCAGCGGCTACTGTTACATCGTCTGGCAACTTTGCGTATACCAGAACGCTTACAGGGACTACCAACGTCACGTTTCCAACTAGCGGTACTTTGTTAAGCACAGCGGCAGTAATAACTCCTGCGCAGGGCGGTACAGGGGTAGCAAATAACGCATCAAGCACTCTTACAATTTCTGGGGCTTTTGGAACAACATTAACTGTTTCTGGAACAACCGCTATCACTTTGCCAACAAGCGGAACATTAGCCACTCTTACTGGCACAGAAACACTAACAAATAAGACGCTGACAAATCCAACAATCACTAACTACACTGAAACATTGCAGGCGGTAGGTACTGTTGGGGCATCAAGTACCCTTGCGTTGACCAATGGAACGGTGCTAACGGCAACATTGACAGCCTCAACACCCTGTACGTTTACAATGCCTACAGCAACAGCGGGAAAGTCATTTATTTTGATTTTGACTCAGGCGGCAACAGGCATGACAACAGCAACATTCACGGGTGTTAAGTGGCCTGCTGGCACTGCGCCAACAATTACTGCAACAGCATCTGCTGTAGACATTTTGTCGTTTGTTGCAAATGGCTCAGTTTGGTATGGCACTGCATCACAGGCGTTTGCATAATGTTTAGCGCACCTAATTATTTTTTTACTCGGCAGGCTACTGTAGTTGGTACAGGAAAAAAAGGTATTTTTGGATATGGATATAATAGTACTAGTGGTTTTTTTTCAACAACCAATCTTGTATCAAATACTGGAGTAGTTTCTGCTGATACTACTGGAGTAGGAACTGCAAGATATGGTCTTGCCGCTTGTGGTTATGGCGGAGACAAGGGTATTTTTGGTTATGGAAATTCTGGTACTTATTTATCAATTACCAATCTTGTATCCAATACTGGAGTAGTTGCTACCAATACTACTGGAGTAGGAACTGCAAGAAACAACCTTGCCGCCTGTGGATATGGTACAGATAAAGGTATTTTTGGTTATGGGCAAAATTCTGGTGGTTATGTATCAATGACCAATCTTGTATCCAATGCTGGAGTAGTTTCTGCTGACACTACTGGAGTAGGAACTGCAAGATATGGTCTTGCCGCTTGTGGTTATGGCGGAGACAAGGGTATTTTTGGTTATGGATATACTAGTACTATTAGTCGTGTTTCAACAACCAATCTTGTATCCAATACTGGAGTAGTTGCTACTGATACTACAGGAGTGGGAACCGCAAGAAATAATCTTGCCGCTTGTGGTTATGGAACAGATAAAGGTATTTTTGGATATGGATATAATAATTCTGGTTATCGTCTTTCAATTACCAATCTTGTATCCAATACTGGAGTAGTTTCTTCTGATACTACTGGAGTAGGAACAGCAAGAGACACCCTTGCCGCTTGTGGTTATGGTGGAGACAAAGGTATTTTTGGATATGGATATAGTGTTGGTTCTGTTTATGTTTCAATTACCAATCTTGTATCCAATACTGGGGTAGTTGCTACCGATACTGCGGGAGTAGGAACAATAAGATCCGATCTTGCCGCTTGCAGTTTTTCTTCTTAACAAAAAAAACCATGCCATCAAAATTAAATTCAGAATTCAATTACCGCTACCAAGTTGAGGGTAACACCCCTTGGGAAAAGATCAAAGTGCTTCAGGGTTTTCTTGAGGGTCGTGTTCGTGCCGCCGCACTTGAGCGTGTGTCTGAATTAAAGTACAAGGCAAAGGTTGAAGAAATTGAACATTTGAAAGATGTTGGCGCGGCAAAATATTTAGTGACACTTGCCCAAGCCGAATTGGTTGAAGTTGAATCCGTCAAAGAAAAAGAAAAAGAAGCGTTTGAACTCAACAGGCAAGAGATAGCAATCCTTGAAAAGCTTCTTACCGAACTGTATATGGTCGCAGAACCCACCAGAATTAAGGGTTACACAGACGAGCAGATGTTTGAAGTTAACGCCGCAAACGAGTTTACGGTTTGGGTTGCTAGAGAGATCCATGCGGAGATATTGGCTACGGGTCATCCAAGCCCTGCCAAGCTTAGGAATGCGATGCTGTACCCCGGGGCTTTCGAGGCGCTACAAAAAATAGGGTTGATACCTCAAGAAGCTACCATCATCATAGGAAACACTGATCCCCTGAAAATTGAGTTAGATGCCGCATCCCCACAACAACTTCTTATTAAAGAAGAAAAAAATCTTTTAAACTAACTTCTGGAGTGAACTATGGAAAAAATTTCAATCACCACACAACTTTTGAACCAAGTGCTTGGTTACCTTGGCACACGACCTTACCAAGATGTTTTCCATTTGGTAACAGCAATTCAAGAAGAGGCAAAAAATCAAATAGTTGCAGAGCCAGAAGTGGTTTCTGAAGAATGACAAAAGGACTTGGTCATGGACTCATTAGAAACAAAACTTGCCGTGCATGAGGCTATCTGCGCAGAGCGTTATGAGGCTATTCAGAAGACGTTAGCTGATGGCGATAAGCGTATGACCAAGATTGAGTATTTGCTTTATGCGGTCATCATGGCTGTGCTGTTTGGCCCCGGCGTTGCGGCAGAGTTTGTCAAAAAGTTGCTGGGGCTATAAATTGACCCAATCACAATCCTCATCGCCGCCAAAGCTTGCGTTAGTGCAATCCGTGAAGGAACCGCGCTTTATAAACAAGCCAAAACTGCTTTCATGGAGATCAAGTCCTCGGTTGATGAAATTGTCGGAGACGCCCAACAGGTACAGTCTTTTTGGAGGCGGCTCTTCGGAGCCAAGCCAACCAGATCAGACGCAATCCAGCCTGTGGCGAAAAAGAAGGAAAAGTATGTAGCTGTTGACGAAACCAAGGTGATGACAGGCATCGTAGAGCAATTGACGACGTTTTTTCACCTTCAAGATCAGTTAGCGGCACACATCAGAGAAGAAGAAGAAAAAAGCAAGACGGTCTATGACCCTAATGCCAACCTGATGGAGGCGGCTTTAAAGCGGATCATGGCGCAAGACCAGATGGCGGCTTTAGAGGTTGAGATCAGGGAATGTATGGTGTACAACGCTCCCAAAGAGATGGGTGCTTTGTACAGCAGAACATTTGAGACTAGAGAGATTATTGCGGCAGAACAAGAACAAGCAAGGTTAAAACAAGAAGCGCAACAGAGGTACAAACAATGGCAACGGCGGGAGGCAAAAAGAAACCTTCAAGCAAAGTCAGCGTACCTGATTGGAACAGCGGTATTCCTCCTGTACCTGTGGTTGTGGCTTCTCCTGTTAAATCGGTGGGGAAAGACATGATTAACGGAATTATTCTTTTGATTTTGGTTGGCTTCTTGTTTCCGTTGACCGCAATGATGTACTTAGATATTCTGGAAGCCAAGCACGAAGTGAAGGCACAGATACAAAAAGTTGAACGACTGAGAAGAGAAATTGAAAAGGAAAAACGTGATGCAAGCACCGATAGATCCCAATGACAAAACAGCCGTACATTTTATTTATTGGTATGCATGGTTTTGGGCTATTACTTCAGTCTTTTATTTTTTCTGTGTGACATTTATTTTGTTGCCAGAGGGTGGTAGAGACTTTGCCAATATCATCCTTGGTTTCTTGTTGGGTACAGCGGTAGCCACAATCATTTCGTTCTTTTATGGATCAAGCAAGTCAAGCAAAGACAAGACTGATGCAATGATGAAAGCTGATGATGCTAAGCCTCTTTAATCCTTGGGTGTTATTGGGTGTTGTTTTATCTGTACTCAGTGCTTTTGGTGCTGGTTATTACAAAGGTGAAAAGATGGAATCCATCCGCCAGATGGATGAAATTCAACGTTTAAATGCCGAAGCCAGACAGAGGGAGCAGGCATTAACGTCTGCCGTTAATATTACTTCAACTCAACTTATGAAAGCCAACAATGATGCCAAACTTAAAACTCAAAAGTTATATTCTTCTATTGATTCTGGTACTCTCAGGTTGCGCCTCAAAACCACCTGCCCCGTACCAACCTCCGACAATTCCGCCCCTGCCAGCGGAGATAGCGTTCAAGCAACAGCCGAACTTGACACAGCGACTGCTAAAAATCTTATCACCATCACAGACGACGGAGACAAAGCCATCAGGCAATTAAATTCTTGCATTGATGCTTATAACAACATTTACAACACTTTAAATCAGAAAAAATAGAATTACTTTAACTTTCACTAATTTGTCATTGATATAACTTATATTTTGGCAACTTTGGAGCTTTTATGAAGTTGTCTGACCAAGAATTTATTGAGCTTTGGAAGAGTCATAATGGCTATGCTGTTGATGTAGCAAAAGCGGCTGATATAAGTGTAAGGTCAGTGCTTAAACGCAGACGAAGTATGGAAGTTAAATATGGGCAATCATTAGAAGCTCGTACACCTAAAATAGATGTTTCTACAAAACCTAGCGTGAGTCGTAAAGACTTGGGGATGTTAAATTCCACGGTCATTGTGTTCAGTGATGCGCACTTCTGGCCCGGCATCCACACAACGGCATACAAGGGGCTTCTTTTTATGATCAAGGAGCTTCAGCCAAAGGCCGTAATTGCCAATGGAGATATTTTTGACGGCGCTTCGATCAGCAGGCATCCAAGGATCTGCTTTGATTCCACCCCCTCTGTAATACAAGAATTAAAGGCTTGCGAGCTTGCGATGGGTGAGATTGAAGATGCCGCAAAGAAAGCCAGAAGCAATACTCAATTGATTTTTACCCTTGGAAATCATGATGCTAGATTCGAGTCTCGTTTGGCGGCAAATGCGCCACAGTACGAGTTTGTAAAAGGGTTTAGTCTCAGGGATCACTTTCCTGCTTGGACACCTTGCTGGGCTTGCTGGCCTACGGAGAATACGATTGTCAAGCATAGATGGAAGGGGGGAATTCATGCCACCCACAATAACACCCTGCAATCTGGAGTCAATTTTGTAAGTGGCCACTTACATTCCTTAAAAGTGACCCCCTTCGATGATTATCGTGGGACAAGGTATGGGGTAGACACCGGAACATTGGCAGAACCGACAGGCCCTCAATTTGAGAACTACCTTGAACTATCTCCAACTAATTGGCGTTCAGGGTTTGCTGTGCTTACATTCCATAATGGACGTTTATTGTGGCCTGAGTTAGTGCATACATGGGCAGATGGTCAAATTGAATTTAGGGGCAAAATCTATGACGTATGATCTTGTTACTTATCTGCGCTCAGAAATAAAAGAGTTGCATAAAATTTTGCATGAGACTCAGCTTGCTTTAGCTCAAGCAAATGATAGGCTCAATCGTCGATCAGAACCTCTAACTGATGAACGTATATACACACTATATACCCGAAGCCTTGACTGGAGACAGTTGGCTAGGGATATAGAGTCCGAGCATGATATTTGATTCGCTATTCGCGAATGGCGAATAAAAAAAGGGAGTCCGAAGACTCCCTACAGGCAACTGCGGATAGATTATCCCACTAATTCCCAAACAAGTCCATCTTCATCTTCAACGATGTCGCCGACTGCATACTCAACTTC